GATAGATATGAGAAAAATACTTTTAGATGAACTTCGCAAGAAACCCCGCAAATCTTCAGTTTGTGGGATGAATTGCGTTTTTTTTAGAGTTTTGTTTGTTTATTTCTAAAACATTTGGGCACAATATGGAGGTTTGGTGATTATACCTTAACGTTCAACTTCCATCCATCAGACTCGGCAACCATAACCTTTCCTATGTTCTCCGCAAGATTGGCACTTGCATTGGCAGACCGCTTTGTGTTCGCATCTATTGACGCTAAATATCCAACCATCTGTGATTGAGCAAGCAGCATTTTCGATACGAACGGAAGTCCGTCCGCCATCATCATGTCTATATATTGGAACAGTTTCAATCTAATGCTGTCGAGATACCCACCGAGAACAAGCGCCGTGTCTTCCGTGATGTTTGATATCCCTTTTGATATTCCCGTCAGGTTGCTATCGAATCTGTCCTCTATCCCGGCGAGTCCTTTTGCGGCATCATACCTCCGCTTCCCTTCTTGAGCTATGTCTTTATACAAATTTTCCAGGTATATCCTGTCAGCCTCGCTTAACTCGCTATCCTCCATTCTCTTTGAAAACTCGTCATACCATCCTTGGAGTGCATTTGTCAGATATTGGGTTTTAACCATATGGAGTAGAGCTTGCATCATGTAATCCTCGAAGTTTTCGGCAAGCATTTCGAAGCTGGAATCCGCGGAAGTGATAAACTCGTCAAGCCCGTCAAGAATGGCGTCGAATTCTATGCCGGTTAATGCTTCTTTGGTGATATTCCCCAGTTCCTCCATCTTTTCCCCCGTCTCGATTATTTGCTCTAAATACGATCTCGCATCTTCGGTGAGTCCTGCCCAGAATTCCGGTATTTCTTTCTTGATGTTTTTTAGTTGCTCCGAGGTTAAGTCAAACAAACCTGATAGTCTGCCCCCCAGGGAGTCGTAGTCAATACCAATCTTTGAAAAATCCTTAGCGTACTTCTTCAGGTCGCGCTGCATCCTGACACCGTAAGAGTGCTTGAATAGCCCGCTCCCGGAGCCCATGTACTCCTTGCCTAAATTCCTCGCGGCTTTTTCCTGCTTCTCAAGCAGCCTGAGAGTTTCTTCTTGCTCTTTCCTTGCCTCCGACCCGCTCATGGTCGCGATAAGCCGCTTTTGAGAGTCTATAACTTCGTTCGTGACTTTTATTAAAGCCCGGTATTGTTCTATTTTCTCTTCCGACAATTCGTTCGTGCGAGAGATGAAGTCCCATATTTTAGTTGCGATTTGCAAGGCGGCAGAAATGACGGCTAATATCACGCTCGCTTTTTCAAGGGATTGTATAGATTTTTCCGCACCTTCTGCCGCCATCTTGGTAGCCTGTATGCTCCAGTTGGCGAGAGTGGTAATCCCGTTAATCATGGAAAGAGTGGAGGTGGTGATATCCCCAGCGAGAGATATTATTTCCCCCGATATACCGCTCACGCTATTCCCTATCTCGTCGAAAGATTTACCAACACGGCTTAAAACGTACTGCAAGTTCCGCCATTGCTTGTAAGCATCTGCCACATCTTTGGTTTGGGTGTCCACCTTGGCGGTTTTCAACCTCTCTTCCAGCGCGGTTATTTGCGCCCTTAGCATCAAGATGGTTTCTTGATCCCCGCCCGTTACCGTCTCTTTTGTGAGAGAAGCCTTTAACTCCATCAAAAGGAATCGGAGCTTGTCAACCGAATGATTAGCCAACGAAGTAACAAATTCGTTGAAAGCCTTATCTTTATTGGCAAACTCCATCATCAACTTCTCGGACTCTTCCCGGTAGACCCTTATCTGTTCTTTCAGGACGGCTTCGCTCGCGCCTGATCTTAATAGTTTATTCCTCTCCTCGATGTATTTTTTATCAAGCCTGGACTTTTTAATGGTGTAATCGGCGTATTGCTCGTATAATTCTGTCAATCCTTTATAATCCCTGAAAGAAGAGTCTCTCAACTCGTTAAAAAGAGCTCTTAACTTTTCTATGGTCTGATCATCAAAGAGTGCTCCATCAAGGATATCCTCGAAATTAGCCGTCAGGAAATTAACGTCGAGGTTGAGTTTACCTTTTCCTATCTCCTGCATTTTCGCCTTGATGTACTTTGTAATATCCGGATCGCCATCAAACGTTATATCGAAGTCTATCTTTGGTTTTTTACCTGATGCATTGTAGATGGTATTCCAAATGTCAAACTTCTTCCTGTATTCATCTACTTGTTTTTGAATAGAGTCAAGATACTCCTTTACTCTCCTCTCGGCTTCTCTTCTCTCTTTATCGGAGGTGTCTTTATCTCCAAGAGAGAAACCCATCGTCTTCGCAAGTTGCTCCGTGAGGGCTATTTGCTCCTTTAATCTTTGAGCCTGTTTCTTGCTACCTGAGTCAACAAGGGTCGAGTATGTGGAGTACTCATCGGTAAGCCTTTTGTACTCATCCCTTATTCTGCTGATATAGGAGAAAGCAGTTCCGTCTTCTCCTGAGTATTTAAGGAACGATGCGTCATTGGTTTCGACAAAAGAGTCAACTATCTTCTGCCATTCGGCAAGAGTTTGATTCGCCGCAGCAGCAGCCGCAGCCTCATTCTCTGCTATTTTACCCGTTATCAACTCTCGCTCTTTTTCGAGTTCCCTTATCTTGTATAGATTGTTTATCTGATAGCTTTCCGTGCCGGCAAAAACAAACTTGCCGTGTTCAGCCCTCAATTTCGTGAGTTCCTTTGTTATCTCAACAACACGCTCTTGCATCTGTGCATCCGACTTTGCTTCAAGCTCCTTGTTTACCTCTCCTATTGCTTTTGCAAGCTCAAAATTCTTGGCTGTTTCGAGGTCAAGGTTTGAGAATATGTCTGGGTAGAGTCGCTGCAACTCTTCTATTTTAAGCTGCCTATCTCTTCTGGTTCGTGTTTCATCTTTAACTGCGTTTACAAGCTCGGTTATTTTTGCCCGCTCCTTGTCGGCGAGTTCTTGGGTTTCGGCAAGTGCGTCGTTAAATCTTTTCTGCGCTTTTTCGGCAGCGGTGGTTCTATCCCTTAGCAATACAAACGCCGTAGCCAACCCTGTCACGGCGGTGGCAAGAAGTACGTATGGATTAACTGACATCGCAGCGTTCAGCGCACGCTGAGCAACGACCGCCGCACGTAGTATCCTTATCTTAGCCACATAAGTTCCGTTCATAAACAGCTCTGCCGTGTTTGCGGCAATAAGGGACGCTTTGTATGCTCCGTAGGTGGCGACAAGAGTACCAAGTATGCCGCCAACTGTTTCATAATTCTCAATCAGCGCCCTCGTGGCGTCGACAGCACCCTTCATCAAGCCACCGTCACTTTCGCCAATATTAGCAAGCATAATTTGGAAGGCATCAGTTAAGTTGGCGATTTTACCCTTTAACGTTTCGGCTTGCACCTCTTGCATCTTGTAGAACTTGCCACCCTCCGAGGCCATCTCGACAATTATGTCACGCACCATCTCAAACGGCACTTTTCTTGCGGAGATGTAGTCAAATACCTCACCCGTGGTTACAAGCTCCCCGTTCGCTTCGGATAGCTTCTGCCGGAGTTCTTCTACAATGGGAATCCCCGCCTCTGTGAACTGGCGCAATTCCTGCCCACGTAAGACAGCTGCACTCCTAACCTGACCATAGGCAAGGATTAACCGTTCCATGCTAACGCCGAGACCCGCGGACAGGTCGGCGAGCATCTTGGTCGTGTCGTACAGCTCTTCATAAGGAACAGAAAACGCAGATAACTGTTTGGTATAGGAAATAAGGTCTTTGAACTGAAACGGAGAGATAACGGCAAGTTTTTTGATTCTCTCGAATATCGCAGCGCCCTTCTCTGCGTCTTGAAGGATTGCCTGTATTGAGGTTTTCTGCATCTCAAACTCACCCGTGATGGTGGCGAGGTTTTTTATCATCCTAATGCCCGCATAAACAGATAAGAAATTCATGGCATACGACTTCAGCTGCGTTAAAACTTCCGATTGTTTCTTAAACTCCCTGTTCTGTCGCCGGATAGCACCCGTTGCCTTGTCTGATTCAGCGGCAAGCCTATCCTGCGCTTTTACCGCCTGATCTAAAGTACCTGCATATATTCCAGCTTCGGCTTTCAACTTCCTGTACCTCTCGATAATATTCGAGCCTGCGCCAGCCCTTGCCTCGTCAACGGTAAGTCCCCTGAACTCTGCACGCATCTTGCGAATCTGTTCACCAATAGACTGTGCGTCCTTGGCTATCTTGTTCATGCTCCCGCTTCTCACCAGCTTGTCAAAATCTATCTTACTGAATTTAACGGTAAGCGGGGCTTCGTCGAAAATCTTCTGCCACCTCTTGTGTAAGGCCTCAAGTTCCTTTTGTGCCTTTGCAGCACCGTCTTTCGTGTTAAAGTTTATGCCGTATTCTAACATGTTTTAATCTCCTATTTCTTTTCTTACCTTGTCCATGTCGCTCTCGATACCGATACCGAAACGTGCCACTTTTTTCTTGGCATCTTCGCTCGATGTCCTTGTGGTCGATTTCTGTATGGCTTTCTTGTCTCCGTATATGTATCTCGTCTTGTCGTATAGCATCAGGTTCTGTTTTGTTACCCCATCGATGAAGTGGTAGTTTAAAAAAGCTAAAACCCCGCCATAGGGATAAATCTCCATCATGGTAGGGTTGTCAAGCGATAGTTGAAATTTGCTCCTTATGACGTTTTTATCATCATCAGCCTTGTCATCAACGTGTTTTCCGCGAGCACGCAATTCTTCAAAAAAAAAGCCGTCTCGTTATCGTTCAACCCGGTAGCCAAGATAGCGCTAAGCGTTTCGGTCGTGTACAACCTGTTTATGATGCGCCAATGAATAGCATGAAGTAAGGGGATGTTAGCCCATCCGTTCAATAGAAGCAGACTGGCAATCCTTGCATCGGCAGTGTTAAGGAATCTCAGCCTCTTCCTCATTCCTTTCACACTTTCGTCCTTGCTGTAAAACTTAACCCTTAACTGGATGTCGTTTATCTTATTGAGGATATTCCGCTTGGTGTCTCCAATCCTGAATGTCCTGCCGAGAACAGTGACAGACTTCTTGTCACCCCGTTCAATCCTGTGCGCAATCTTTAGTAGGTCTTTTTCGTCCATAATAAAAAAGTCAAAAGAGAGGGGGAGTCAACCCCCGCCCTAATTAAGTGTAAGCAAGTTCTCCCTCTACGAACATTACCGTTTTCAGGTTTTTCGTGTCGATAGCTTCTGCGGAAACATTCACACGAATACCAACTTCCTTTCCGTCCATTTCAAGGTTGGCGACAATTCTCGCTCTTGGAATGATGATGGAGCGGTCTGCCGTGTCGTTGACAATCATTATCGGTCTTTCCAGAATAGCGGGTTTGTGCATCAGTCCGAGAACGGTTGCAGACGCCGGTATTCCGTTTTCACCCGTAAAGGTGTCGGAGATGGTTTCAGCCCCGAAGAACTCTGTTAACATTTCACTTGATGTGGATGCCGCGAAGAACTCAAACCCGAACGTACCCTCGGTAGCCAGGTTGTAGTAGGTCTTGCCCTTCTCGTTTTTCAACGGTTCAAGGCTGGTAGCTTCTCCTGTGAAACTTGTGCTGTCCAGCTTGATGTGCCCCAGCGATTCGGGGTTTGCCAGTGTGGACAATTTAGCCGTTGCGTAGTCCGCAGGCTTGTCAAACATTATAATGTCGGATTGTCCAACAAAATGTTTGTTTAATGCTTCAATTTTACCTATTGCCATAATTATGATTTTCTAAAAGTTATGTTAATTAGTTTTGTACTGTAC